GCCTGCATAAGGCTAGTACGATCTGCAACTGCTTTAACTTTGTCTCTGACTGAAGGTGAAAGCCTCAGAGATACAGGCTTTGTGAGTATTTGTCGTCCCATGTGGACAATAAAAACACATAACTACATGCAAATACAACAAAAAAATAACAACTAAAAATATACAAAATTATAATGGGATTCTTAGATAACATAAAAGATGTTCCGCAAAGCTCTTCGAGCGGTGGCGGTAATTACATGAAATTAAAGCAAGGTACGAATCAGTTTCGTATCGTCGGATCTTCCGATGATGGTGGAGTAATCCAGGGTATGTTAGGTTGGGGGACTACCGCTGATGGTGGAAGAAAGCCTTATCGTTGGAAGATCGGAGAGAGTGTTCCCGAAGGCGTAGAGGATAAACCAAAACAATTCCTAGCAATGATTGTATGGAGTTATGACGAAGAAAGAATACAGATTCTTGAGATTCCACAAGTTGGGCTACGAAAAGAGTTAATCACGCTTGCAAAGGATGAAGAGTGGGGAGATCCGCGTAAGTATGACTTGAAGATTGTTAAAAGCGGTGAGTCAAAAGAAACATCTTATGCGATGACTCCATCTCCGCACAAAAAGCGTAGTGATGAGATCAATGCGGCGGTGAAGGAGATGAAGATAAACCTCGAAGCATTATTCACCGGGGATGATCCATTTGCGGAGCCAACTCCTGAGCCTGAAGATAACGCAAAAGAGGAGGACCCATTCTGATGGCGATTAGCGACATAAAAAAGATAGTGGCGGATTACATGGGAACTACGGTTGATGAGATTAATTCCCGTAATCGTTTCAAGAATGTGGCACTAGCTCGTCAGATCGCGATGTTCTATTCGCATCTGATGGGTAACACACAGGAGGAAGTGGGCGAGAAGTTTGATCGAGTCCATACGAATGTGACCCATGCGGTGAAGAAGGTAAAGCAATGGCGAGAATGTGATCATGAGATCCGCGCAATGCTTGAAGGTATAGAGGGACAATATCCTCAACTGAAAGGCTTATCATGCTAAAGGATGGTATATCTAACGCAGAGTACCATGGGTCGGGCGAGTTATCTCGCTCGACTGCGTGGTCCTTAATCAACACATGCCCCGCCAAGGTGAGGCACGATATGAATAATCGTAAGCCGAGCAGTCCTGCCCTGGTCATAGGGAGTGGATTTCATACCGCTACATTGGAACCTGAAAAATTGGATGACGAGTTTGCGGTAAAGCCCAATGAGATAGACGGGCAGGGTCCACGAACCAAGCACTACAAGGAATCGTTTGAACTTATGCAGAAGAGTGAACCGGATAAGCAATGGCTCGCTCCTGCGGATTACGATCTGATTCTAGAAATGGCGGGGAGTGCGTTGGAAAATCCTGTTCTTCGGCACTACATGGCGGATATTGATAAGGTAGTGGAAGGCACGGGATACTTCGAGATGGAAGGTGCCAAGTGTAAGGTAAGACCTGACTTGTATATCCCCGGCGCGGGTGTGGTGATTGATTTAAAAAGCACGCAGGATGCATCCAATCGTGGATTCACGAAGAGTGTGCGTCAGTTTGGTTACTTATTTCAGGCATGTTGGTACATGCACGCATTACGATTACTCGGAGAGAAACCCAAGCAGTTCGTATTCATAGCGGTGGAGAAGACAGCACCCTATGCTACTGCCGCCTACACCATAAAGGAGAGCGATATAAACAAGCAATTCTCCAACATGGAAAGAGCGTGCCAATTGTGGGCCTCCTGCCAATCAAGTGGCATTTGGCCTGGGTATAGCGACATGGTGGAAACCTTGGATCTTGGTTCGCAGATTACGAATAACCGTCTAAACATTTCGCAATTGGCGGATAAGTTTGGGGTTAGTCGTACCTATGTTTACCGGATCATTGAAGAGCATGAGCTACACAGCGTCACCGTGGGCAATAGGCGGACGATTGACATTACCGATTTTGCCAATGCGGTGAGACGCGACTCGGAGGGAAAGGCAGCATGAATTACCTGGACAACACAAAACAGGCACTTGCTTTGGCGAGTGATAAATTAGCCAAGGCTGATCTATTCGGTGCGGTAACGGTCATGCAAGCGGCGCTCGAACAAGTGGTCGCCCATTTGCGAAAAGAGGATCTTAATAATGTGAGCGATCCTGATCTCATCCTGCACTTCGAGGAAGATTGCACAGACGAGAAGGAGGAAGCATGAAGCTTACGATTGGCATAGATCCCGGCAAGAGTGGTGGATACGCCATTGCATGGGGAGGACAGCATAAGATTGCTCTGCACACCCTCGATGAAGACTTCGAGTTTGTTGAGCATATGCAAGACCTGAAAGACCATCCTGATGTGACAAGCATTGAGGCTGTGGTTGAGCATGTTCCTCCCTTTGCCGGGAAGATGATTCCATCGAGTACTAGTTTTAAGCTTGGTAAATCATGCGGATTCTTGGAAGGCGTACTCAGAGCATTGGAGATCCCGTTCGTCCTCGTGCGTCCACAGGAGTGGCAGAAGGGACTAAGTGGGCTAAGTGGACTAACCTCTAACAAGCGTAAGAAAGCGCTCATGAATCACGCAAAGCAGTTCTTTCCCTCAACCAAGGGACTTAAATTACAAACAGCAGATGCCATTCTAATTCTGAGGCATCATCTGATCAATAATTGAGTCATGAACTACATTAAAAGCATGGTCAAATTATTCGCCCAAGGCATGTTATTTGCCATATGTGGGGTCGTATTTTTCACAATTATCATAGGACTTGTTTGCACAATTTTAGGATTATAATGACAGACGAAATACAGAAAAAGACAGAACTGCGCATCAAGGTTCCTCAATGGATAAGTGATCTTTTGAAAGAGCATTGTGATCTTTATGGAGTGACCGCAGTTTCCACCATTACTCCACTCCTGGTGGAGTATCTGCGGCATCCCTCGCGCGTGCGCGACAATTGTTCCAATTGTTTTAATATTAATAATAGCGAAAAATCCGCGATTAGTGGAAAGAAGAAAACAAAAACGAGGGCATCCAAGATACCCTCTAATTTTGATCCTCCCAAAGAGATTGCATTGAAGGAAGGACTCAATCACTCGGAAGCGGTTTCCATCTTCGTGGATTGGGCGAAGGGCAAGGGACATGTCCAAGCAGATTGGATTGCCACATATCGCAATGCGTGCAGGAGATGGATCAAGGACAAGATGCCCCAGGCAAATAACGATCCAATCCTCAAGGAGGTCACAATTCCTGAATACGAGGACGAGGAAGAGTTTTGATGGACTTCCTTGTATCAGAGCAAGCGGTCCTAGCCGCATGTCTTAGGGATGACACAAATCTCTCCACCGCCACAGCGGTTGAGCGTTTAACGGAGGATGACTTCACCTCGCCCGCGCATCAAGCGATATTCCGTTTGATCGCACAGCGATCCGAGTTGAATGAGGTGGATGTGGCGATTGAGCTACCTGAGTATTCCTCGGAAGCTCTAGAACTTGCGGAGAAGTATGGCGGTGGACAGGTGGAGAGATATGTGGATCAATTGGTGGAGTCGAGGAACAGACGCGAAGTGGAACGAGCGCTCATGGTATCCACGGATATGCTCAGGGAGGGTAAACAATCAGATGAGATCGCCTCAGAATTTAATCTCAGGGTAGCCAAAGCATTAGCATCAGGTAAGGGACAGGTAAAAGTGGGACCCGCCACCAAGGAAGCACATTCTGAGTTTCTTTCCATCGATGCGGGAGAATCATCCGCAGTAAGCACAGGATTCAAACGATTGGATTTTTGTCTAAGCGGAGGATTCCAACCGGGAAAGCTTTATGTCCTAGCCGCAAGACCTGGGGTAGGGAAGTCAGGACTCGCATTGCATTTCTCTCATGAGATTGCCAAGCGGGGATACCGTGCAAGCTACGCATCCCTGGAGATGAGTGCCTCGGAATGCTCCGGGCGGTTACTCTCCCGCGAGAGCGGGGTTGCCCGCCCACGCATGAAAGGGGATCTTCTCCCCGCACATCGTAAGAAGCTAGAGGATGCCACAAAGAGGATGCAGGGATGGCCTATCACCTTCAAGGATGACAACAAGGCCACGCTTGATTCCATCCGCGCCTTTCTCGCCCAGGAGCGAGTGAAAGGAGATGTGGGGTTGGCGGTGATTGATTATTTGCAATTAGTCTCCGCTCCAGGATACGAATCCCGCGTGCAGGAGATCACCGCCATTTC